TATTATTTAGTGGAAACTGCGTGCCTAAACTCTCCTGATTCGTGGTTCGCTTGGCATATCAGGGCATTGAAGAGATGGGATGTTGAATCTCATAAGGAAGCTATGATCCTTTGGACTATGGCGAAGATGATTAGTCCTAAAGAGTTCAAAGTATTATTTAACTTGGCTACTATGCTAAAGATCCATAAGCAGGACAAAGAAGCAGCGGCATATTTAGACCAGGCTAAGATGAATATCCCAAAAGGTCAAGAGGTGGAGTCAGGTAAGTTAATTGAGGACTGGAAACAGGGTAATTATAAGGTTTTAATGTAGGGGGAGTTATGATAGTAACTGATCAAAAAAAACTAAGACAAGTATCAGTGGCAACCACATCTCAAGAGGTCAAAGAGCTTCGCTTAGTTTCAAAGTTAAGGGAGGCAAACAAAACAGCTTGGACTGAAGGTTGCGGTCTGGCTTCAATTCAGATAGGTGTTCCTTTAAGGTTCGCTTGGTATAAAATTAATGGAAGAGAAGGAGTTCTTTTAAATCCGATGATACTCAGGACTTGGGGATCATCAAATCTAAGGGAAGGATGTTTATCTATTCCTCAGAGTTATGTTAAAGTTGATAGGCCTCATACAATAGAATATCTAACCAACGGAAAAAAGAATAAAGCCAATGGGTTCTTGGCAAGATTAATCTGTCATGAAATTGATCATATGGATGGCATTCTTAATATTGATAAGGTTGTAGAATGAGATACTGCGGTCTAGTAATAGATGAGGATGTCTTTAACGATGATGATATGGAGGACGGATATGATGTTCTTTGTGCCGAGATGAGAAGAACAGATGTCCCAAGGCCTAGATTAACAGGGAGAATCATGCCTATTGATCGTAAATGGTTTAAATTGGAGGAATCTAAATGATAAGTATATTAATTCCAAACGCTAGTGAAGCATCTATTGGTACAACTGTTGAGAAATGTGAACACTTGTTTCCTGAAGCTCAGATAATTGTTGCGACTGACAGGTATCGAGCAGGCAAAGGTCATGCTTTAAGGAGAGCTTTATCAATGGCAACTGGTGACATTATTGTGTTCATTGATGGGGATGGGGATATATCTCCTGACATGATCAACAGGTTGCTTCCACATTTGAATGAGTTTGATATTGTTGTTGGTACTAAAGATTCAAGGGTTAGGATCTCAAGGTGGATTCTTACATCATTATCTAGGATTTATATTAGTCTTATATTCGGGATTCCTGTTGATACTCAGACAGGGATTAAAGTATTCAAGCGGTCACATCTTCCTGAATGGCGGGAAAACTCGTTTGCTTTTCCTCTTGAGATTCTTTACAAGGCAATGATAAGCGGGTCTAAGATGTTTGAGGTAACTGTTGAAACAAGAAATAGTAAGCCTATGAAATTTAAGGCAATATTCCTAGCGTTAATTGGAAGTTTTAAAATACATAGGAGGGTTAAGAAATGAACCAGTTTTATAATAAGGAACCAGTTTTGAGCAGGGAAGAAATAGTTAAAGTGTTATGCGAGTCTTGTTCTAGTTGTGAGAAATTAGATGGGTCTTGTGCGTTGGTGAATAGCCAGGCTGAGGCAATTATGCACTTACAGAATACTAAACTTTAATTCAAGGGAGGGAATAATATGATGGATGATTTTTATAATGTAAAAAGATTAGCTTTAGTTTTATCAGTGCAGGCAGAAATTGAAGGAATGAAAGCCGACAATGCTAATAGATTAACTCGTGATGAATCAATGGCATATACAGAAAGTGATTTCTCAAGCAAAGCAAATGAGTTACAAAACTTAGCTTATTGTCATAACGAAGAATTATAAAGGATTAAAATTATGGGTAGTAAAGAATCACTTGAATTTATTAAGTTTTTAGATAGTTGGACATTTGATCCATTTTATACTAAAGAACAAGTTTCAGCGTTCATTGATTTTACTAAAACTGCAATCAAACATCGAGACATCCTAAAGGCAAGGATAGCTGAAATATCCACAGAGTATATTGTTTTATCTGAAGAGAATAGAGTTTTAAAGGCGAAGGTGCCGAGTGTTGAGCAGATAGCTGATGTTTTAGCTGAAGTTGCTACTGATGGAAATGGCTTATTTCTTAGTCTTTCAGATACATCTAGGAATCATACATTGGCACAAGCCAAAGCAATACACGCTTTACAAACCGAAAAATAAGTGAGGGGAGTATTATGAATAAATGGTCAGAGAAATTCTTGAGAGAAAAAAATATAGTCGAAACAACCTGAAACTAAAGAATTTTAAGAAAAGTTAATTTGAGGCTGCCCTAATAAATAGTTGAAATTGCTCAGTCCATGGGGATTGAGTGGGCAGTCTTAATTCAAGGGAGGGAATATGGAATCTAAAGAAGCGATTGAAATATTAGAAGAGTTTGTATCGTATAATCCAGATGTTAGTAAACGAACGTGGATTCAATCTAAATACGTCACAATGGAGAATTATAGAGAAATACCACCAACAAGAAATGACCGAAGTAGAAGAGTTCCACAATGAATTAAGGCAAGTACATATTAAAAAGCAAAAAGAGGAGTTTCTGAAGGTGTTTGAGGAGCTACACGAAGTAATTAAATTTAGGTTTGAATGTTACCAAAAGAATGAATGTGATAATACTATGTTTGTAAAAGATGATGTTCTTAGGAAAATCGACGAAGCAAAGGCAAAGTTTAGACTAACAACAAACAACAAAGGAGAAAAAAGATGTTTAAAAAACTGAACAGTAAAAGAGGTCTCGGGGTAGTTGAAGGAATGATCGTTGTTTATTTATTTTCAGTAGCAACAATGTGTGGTGCTAGCTATTTAAAGAAACACCAAAAGAATAAAACGATTGATACAATCGAACAACCTGCTACACCTGAGTACGATAGATAGTAAACTAGGGCTGCTTTCGGGTGGCCCTTTCTTTTCTTTTCCCTTTACCTACAGCAAAAAGTATGCCTATAATAAATCATGAAAGATAAACTTACTGAGAAACAAAAGATGTTTTGCAGGGAGTATCTTATTGATTTAAACGCCACTCAAGCGGCCATTCGTGCCGGATACTCAAAGAAAACCGCAAGGTCACAAAGTTCTCAACTATTAACAAAACTAAACATTCAAACATATCTTAAATCTTTGCTTGAACCTAAGAAAGAAAAACTCGGGATTACAGCTGAGTACGTTCTCAACAATATCAAAGAGATTGGTGAACGATGTATGCAGAAGGTTGAGATAACTGACCATGAAGGTGATGGTACAGGAGAGTATGCTTTCAAAGAAAACGGAGCTTTAAAGGCTCAAGAGCTTTTAGGTAGACATATAAAACTATTTGGTGAAGATGCAGCAGACTCAAGCAGACCAATAGTAGTAATGCCAACAATCAAAGTAGGTAACACGGAGGTTTCGTTTGACATCGGATCCGAACCTGACAATTCCTGAGATACTACAAGGCCCTGCAAAGTTAATTGATGTTATCTTAGCTTTAAAGGCACCATGCAAATATAGATACTTTTTAGCTAAAGGTGGGCGCGGAGGTGGCAAGTCGCAATATATTGCCCGCCTCCTCCTATATTTAGGTGAGAAGAGAAAGCTTCGTATTGTCTGCGGTAGAGAGATACAGAAGAACATTACTGAATCAGTCCATTCTATCCTATCCGATTTAATTACATCCTATGGGTTAAATGATTATAAAGTCTTTACTACTAAGATTGTTCATAAGAAATCAGGGACAGTTTTTAACTTTAGAGGATTTAGAGATCAAGGTGCGTTAAATATACAAGGGATGGAAGGGGTTGACATCGTTTGGATAGATGAAGCTCAAGCCTTAACTAAGTTCACTCTTGACAAGCTAATTCCAACAATAAGAAAAAATAAGTCTAAAGTATTCTTTTCAATGAATCCTCATGTGGACGATGATCCAGTTGTTGTATTCTGTGATGAAAGAGAAGATTGCTTCATAATAGATATTAACTACAATGAAAACTCGTTTGTTACTGATGCACTTACACACGAAGCTGAAGAATGCAAGAAGAAGAGCAAGGCACAAGGCACAACAGACTATGAACATATTTGGATGGGAGTTCCTTTAGATAAAACAGAAGATGCAGTGTTCACTGGATCAGAGCTTGAGATTGCTAGGACTTTAACTTATCCATTGCGGGCAGGTTACGGAACAAGGCTTGCTGCTTTTGATATTGCTAGGTTCGGGGATGACAAGTGCGCTTGTATTATTATTCAGCAGATGGGATCTTTGCATTGGGAAGAAGTCTTTCTTGATGAATGGGGGCATAAAGATCTAAACTATTCAACAGGACGGATTCTATCTATTATCAATGAGCATCGTGTTGATGGATCTATTGTTGATGAAGATGGCATTGGATCAGGGCCGCTTGATACTTTGCGACATGGACGACAGATGGATACCATAACAGGGTTCAGGAATCCTTCTATCTCTTATGAGAACAACAAAGACTATGCGAATCATAGAACAGTAAATGCTTATGTTCTTAAAGATATGTTAATGAACCAT